CGCCTCCGTGTTGGAATCTCTCCAAGCAACGCTAAAACCAAATGCTTCATTGATCTTGAGGTTTGGGATAAGCTCTCTGAAATCGCATCTAAATACCTTACAAAAGGTCGTGAGTTTGTGTTTTCTGGTGAGCTTGCTATGGACACTTGGGAGAATAAGGAGACGGGTAAACCTCAATCAAAATACTTCATCAGGGGGAATAATATTCAATTCTTAAACTCTGGTAAGAAAGAAGACAATCAGTCTTCTAATTCTGGGTCTGATGCTGCTACCGCTACCGCTGGGCCAGCATCTGATGATGAGCCTCCATTTTAATGAAGGTCTTAGTTGAAGCCCCTATCAACTCGTTAAGCCTCGGTAATGTTTCTTTTAACATTATCCGAGAGCTTTTCGATAAGGGTCATGACGTTGGCATTTGGCCTACAGGTAATATTGACCTAAAAGCTTATGACGCTGATGACGATTTACTTAAAAAAATTGAAAACGGCATAAATAATAGGTATGATTACCTTGGTGAAGATGTACCAAGTTTAAAAATTTGGCATTTAAATGGTTCTGAGAACAGAAAAAATTGTAAACAATATTTGTTAAGCTTTTATGAATGCAACCAACCGACAGACATTGAAAAGAAACTTTCTGAATCTCAAAACGAGACGTTCTTTAGTTCTTCCTGTGCTTCTGACTTGTTTGGTGGCGTGTTCTGCCCATTGGGTTTCGACAAAGACTTCAAAGAAACAAAAAAAGAGTACCTGAATGGTATCACCCATTTTGGTTTGATGGGCAAGTTTGAACACAGAAAGCATACTGCCAGAATTATTCAAGCTTGGTTAAAGAAATACGGCAATAATCCAAAGTATCAACTTTCTTGTTTAGTTACCAATCCATTCTACAAAAAAGAAGATATGGATGCAACAATCAATGCTGTTTTATGTGGAGAGAGATATTCTAATATTAATTTTCTACCTCATTTAGAAAAGAATTCAGAAGTTAATGATTTTTTAAATGCAATCGACATTGATCTTACAGGACTGTCTGGAGCAGAAGGCTGGAATCTCCCTTCTTTTAATGCAACTTGCCTCGGCAAATGGAGCATTGTTCTTAATGCCACATCTCATAAAGATTGGGCTACTGAAGATAATTGTATCTTGGTTGAGCCTTCGGGAGAAGTGGATTGTTACGATAACGTCTTCTTCAAGAAAGGGTCTCCATTTAATCAAGGGACTTTTTATGACTGGAAAGAGGATGATGTGATCAAGGCGATGGAACAAGCCGAAAAGAAAGTGGGACAAGTTAACACAGAGGGACAAAAGTTGGCAGACAAGTTGACTTACAAGAACACTGTTGATGTCATTTTGTCCCGTATTTCCAAGGATTTCGATCTGGCATAGATCCTGTTAAAAGGTTTGCATGATTAATACATTATTGTACGACTTATTTAATGATCATGGTTTTAAAAACCAGAACTATGTTGAAGACAAAGGGGATTCTTTCGAGTTAAAAGTTGAGCTTGCTGGCTTTTCGAAGAAAGATGTCGATATCGAAGCTACTGAAGATAAGCTTACGATTGAGACGAAACCCGAACACGGAAAGAAGGCTTTTTCTGTTCAACTTTTTAAGAAGGTTGAGACGGAAGCTATTACCTGTAAAATGGATAATGGTTTGCTAATTATGAACCTACCTAAAAAAGGAAGATTAAAACCAACTAAAATTAAAGTCAATTAAAATCAACGGGGGTGGAAACGCCCCCGTTTTTATTTATAATAAAACATGCCTTTGTACACCTATAAGAATCCTGAGACGAACGAACATAAAGACGTTTTTCAGTCAATGAATGAAGAGCATATTTATGTAGATGGTTCTGGGGTTGAGTGGAAACGGGTCTATTTTGCCCCCAATGCCTCTATCGACTCCAATATTGATCCGTTTAGTGAAAGGCAGTTTACGGACAGTACAGGAGGAAAGAAGGGTAGTGTAGGCGACATGCTTGATTACTCAGAGGAGATGAGCCAAAGACGAGCGGAAAAATCTGGAGGAACAGATCCAGTTAAACAAAAATACTTCGATGATTATGCCTCTAAGAGAAATGGTCAACGTCACATGGCAGAGAAGAAACAGGATTACGAAAGTAAAAATGTTAAGATTGAATATGATTAATTGGTCAACTCATGACTAAATGATAAAGAGTAAGTCATTTTATCATTGACATTCATTTGATAGGATGAGTTTTCTAGCCTGAGACTAGAGAATGAAAACGTATTCTTGAATGCCTCACCAGTATCTACCACCTCAACTTCAAACCTATATTCAGACTCATCGTCTATCAACTGAGCTATCTCACCTGTTGCTAACCCAGATACTAAAAACTCTAAATTAATAGAAGAGGTTAGTGGGTATTGAACTTTTCTTCCATATGGGTAATCACTTCCCAAACCAAATAAGTCAACCCTATTGATTGGGATGCTGAATGAAAAAGACTGAATACTCGCATCACCACTGATAGCAGATCCACCAATCTGCAAATTTTGAAGACTTATGTTTAAGTCGCTGGGCGAACATAGTGGTGGCTTAAATCTATTGACTGATGTATAATCTCCAAAACCGTTTACTTTTGCATCCTCTAGGTTAACAGTGCCAACATTTGTGTTGTTACCTGATTGTAAATTAATGGCTGGATTTAAAGTCTGATCAAAAGAACCCGTTTCCATCCTAATGTTTGAGCATTTATAAGATGTGGATACAACTGGAGGAGTGCCTATTGAAAAAGCCAAAGAATAGTTTGTCAAAAAAGCGTTTCCAATTGAAATAACTTCTGACTCATTTCCGAGATTTGCTATAGCAGAAGTTTCATTGGCAATCATATCAACAGACTGATGTCCATTATTTACTATATAGAAGTTTTGATCTTGGTTATCGTAACCATTGAAAAAAGTTGACTTGCTGGCCCCAGTTTGATCATTGATTAAACCCAACATGTTTTCATTTAACATTGCTGGTGTATAATAATAATTAATTCCTAGATCTACATCAGGCATTCTAGTAATATCATTAATAATTAAATCATTAGATCCAAGCTGTTTTGATTTCTGTCTCTGTTGAGAAAAACCTACAGAAACGCCTTGTACGGCACTCATGTAAGCCCCGCTCATGGTGCTACCTGTTCTGTTTTCACCTGTGAAAGCGGGTCTCTGACCAACAATCACAATTGAATTATTGCTTTTTAAAATATTCCTAGACATATTAAGTTCCTGTTGGGATTACACCTAAAACATCCTCAATCAAAGTTACTGATAAATCATGAGAATTGAAATGCTTCCAAGTATGAGTCCACTCTGGGCAATAAACGGCTTTTGGTTGGTTATATACAGATTCTAAATCAACTCTAAATCTTCTATATCCAGCTTTGTTTTCTAAGAAATGAAGCATAGATTTTAATTGTCTGTCCGATAGATCTGTGAATTCATAGTTGATTGGGAAAGACGCATTGTTGTCTTTGGTCTTAACTCGCTGCTTGAATGAATTCCTAAACTGAAGAAGCTCATTCTTCAAAGTTACATCATTTTGAAATCCAACATCAGGTCTATAAAAGAATCTTTGCGACCAAAAAGAATTTTCTCCAGTAGGAGAGTTTTGGATATTGGACGCATGATCCCCAGTACAGTAATAATAGTTATTTAATTTATTCTTATTTACCCCTGTGTATACAACATCAAACTTATTGTAAGTCGAAGAAGCATCCCAGCTTCTAAAACCTGTATTGACAAAATTCATACCTGTCCAATTAAATAAGTTAGGAGCTTGATCTATGCTGTAAGATACAGCTACCTCATAATGTTGATTATTAATATGATTGATAGCATAATTATCAGATATCCCAGATACATTTTTATATATGCCACTATTGTCAATATTGACTTCAAACATCTCAGTGCCATTTTTGCTTTCAATAAAAGCTGCTAGCTTACGAGAATTTGTTTCATTAAGGTCATACCTAACTTCATACTTAGCCTCTAAGCTATTCATTGAGAAGGGTATCATGTTAATTTGATAATCGTCCACCTCATATAGAAAAGCCCTAGATTTAAATGAAACCTTCGACCCATATACAGGTGTAAGATTAAGATCTTCATAAGCCGACTCAACGACTACACCCGAAATATTTTCATCTCTATTGTAGAATAATTCAGAACCCATGACCAATATAATTTATATTTAAAATAGCGGAACCATTATCAGAAGCTGATATAGATTCACTTACCACTGTGGCATTAGGAATCGTTAACGCATTAAGATTTGTCCCATCCCTACCATCAATATCGAAAGAAACAGTATCACCTTCTCTGGTTGATAAAAAAGAAAGAGAATTATCAGGTAGAGTTTCATCAACTTCAATTTGAACCTGAGCTGTATATTCTAAGGGTGGGATAAGCTCGACAGAAACGGGAGTTTTACTACCTATTGAGAAATGAGGTTTTCTGTTCATTTTAATAGCGTAATCAAAGCCAATAACCCTATCTGTAGTAGAACCCTTACAAGTTGCGCTAATTGATCCTTGAGATGGAATGCGGATAGTTAACTCATTAGAACTGTGGTCTTCTATGGTTTCATTGGATGAATCCATCTCATCAAAAATAGAAATAGAAGCGTTAACTTTTGGCACAGATCCTACCGCACAATTGACAGAATACGAATCTAAGAACCCACTACTAAAGCCATATGCATTTCCTCCATACACAATTTGACCAGCCATAGCACCCAAACCAGTATAACTTAAAATAGGATCACCGTATATGAGATGCCTAGCGATAGAAAGTTTTTGCTGAGTAGCCCCGCCAACAGTAGTTAAGCCCCTACTTGATCCCAGAGGCTTAACAGTATTTGCGGTATTAGAGTATGATAAGTCTACATTACTAATACCAGAAATATGGTATGAAGCTATGTTTACAGCTACTTCGTCATTTAATCTTGATCCAAACATTATCTTCTAAGTTGTCCTCCTAATCTTTTTTCATCAGCAATTACTTGCTTAACAGCAGTCTTGATCTTATCAGACAGCATCTTCTGTTGATCGGTAGTGTTTTGACCTTGAGTTTCGGTTTCAGCTCCGTTAGATCCATTGATTGTTATGTTGATATCTCCTGTGGATTGAGATGTCTCGGTTGCGATAATTAACTCATCAAGTTTGGAGACGAGATCGGTGTTATCACCAGTTCCAGCTCCAGAGTTCAATGCTTGTAAATTACCTGCTCCAATGTTCCTTGTGGCGGCAGCGTTCATGACGAACTCTCCACCTGAAAGCATTGCGGGAACCGTGTCAACTCCTCCAGCAGCAGGGATTAAACCTCCTGTAGCGAATGATGAAAAATCAGCGCCAACCGCTTTAAGCTGCGCTGGAGTGAAATCAGCCCAGTTATCCATATACTGTCCATTTTTAAATGGCATGAACGATGGAGTACCTGCTGACCCGCCTACGGGAGGTAACTGATCTGCCCGAAGAGGTGCGTTTCCTCCTGAATTCCTAAATGGCTCAAACATTTTTGAACCGAAATCTGTGATTTTGGAACCTATACCTGAGAAGAATCCCTGTTTGGCGGGAGCGTTTACTGGCGAAACCGCGCCCTGATTAACGATCTGAGCTTTAGGGGGGCCACTTTGGAACCCTCTTCCTGAGAATATATTCTTTAAACCTCCATAACTAGTTCCTGCGACATCAAACCCTGTGAACATAGACTTTAATGATTGAGGAATACTCGCTCCAGCATCTCTCGCGGCCTTAAATCCAGAACCCATAGACTTCATAGCAGCTCCAGCAGCAAGACTAATTGCGCTAGCCTTCAAAGAATCCATCAAACCCTTTTTGTTGGCTTTTTCTTGCTCTGCGGCTTGCCTATGAGCATCCATTTCACTAAGAAACAGACCAAAAGCTTGACGCTTAGCACCTTGAACCTTCTGGAACTGAGGACTGTTTCTGCGACCAAACATACTAAGTCTACCACTTTCAGCGTCAAGAAATGCTCCACTACTATCAATAGTATCTCTATTCAGGGCCATCGGGGTTTGAGTAGCGAAAGAAAGAAGGTTTCTAGCTCCAACAATTTTTCCAGCGCCATTCATGCCCGGGGTCGTAAACATCCCTTCACGATCCATAGATTGACCCCCCAAAGATGGGGGTCGAAGAAAATCCTTTCGAGCTTCGCCACCAGATGCGAATCCTTGCATAGAACCAGAGTTCAGGGCAGACATGAATCCAATACCATACTTTTTGACAGCCTTTTTGTTCATAACGAACTCACCACCCATAAGCATCGCTGGAACGTCATCTTTTGTTCCTGAGCCGCCCCTGATGGGACCGCCAGCTTGTTTACCAATACCAAATCCACCAAGGAAATCATTAACGGCGCTATCCATAAACGCACGACTCATTGTGGCGAGGAAATCCGCAGCAGTGCCAAGTAATATATCTCCAAGATCCTCCCCTTTTTGAATTGCGTCTAACATTGCGTCACCAATGTTGTGAGCGAACTGAAAAGATGAATCTGCTAAACTTTGACTTAATTTATCTGAATTTTCAAGAGTTGTTGGTGTCAGTTCAAAAAACCTTTCGCCAACGTCTCGCTCCATAGTAATCCTTCTCAAGTTAAGTCCAGTATTGCCTCCCATAGCTTGAGCTTGAGAAAGACGACGAGCTTCTCCAGCTTCAGCACTAGAAAACGGAGCTAAATTATCTGCTCTCTGACGATTTAATCTACTAAGATCGTCAAGACTTAAAGGTGCGCGTTTTAACGCATCTGTATTGTCTCTTAGTTGCTCAGCGTTTTTAGCTATGTCAGTTCGGAGTTTACTAGTCTCTTCCTGAAACTTCGCTATTTCTTTATTTTCTGAAAGATCGCCGCCAAACATTTTATCAACCGCTTCTCCCAGTTTTAGTAAGGCATTAGTTGGGTCTTTAGCACCAGCTATAGCTTTAGTATCTTGTATAGCCAATTTCGATCCATCTTGGATAAGTTGATCTTCTGTCAACCCACCCATAAGTAAGCGGGCTGACGGTGACAATGGTGATGCTCCTTTTAGAGCTTTCTCTCTAGCAAGAGCGACTGATGCAGCCGCAGGTATTGTTATATTTTTAGCTCTTGACTCAAATTGAGTCTTAGTCATAAGCCTTTCCTGATCTCTTGCTAAAGCGGCTTCCGCTGCTCTTATTTTAGCGTCAGCAGCTCGCTGCTGGCTGTCCTCACCAAGGAAAGCAGCCTTTTCGCTTTTTTCTCCTAAGCCTCTGGTATTTATGTTGGAATTTGTTTGTAGTCTAGCGAATGCTATAGCATTTGTA